GCAGAAATTACATTTTGCAAACGTGCTTTTTTATCTTTTACTTGTGTTGGCCCATCACCAATTGCAGGGAAATAAGAACTGCGATAGCCTTCAAGTTGTTCTTTCGTATATGCCGCACCAGTTCCCAAAGTTAATGCAGCATCAAGAATGTCTAATTGTGCAGACTGAACACGTTGCCGCGCTTCGGGTGTTAATGTATTTGCCAAAGGCGTAGACAGCACATCTAATGCTGATGTAAATACGCCAGGTTTTGCCGCATTAGGATCATCTACCAAGGCTTTAGTCAATTGATTTTCAGAAAATTGCAAACGCTGTAACAGTGTTGAGGCTTTGCGCTCACCCTCAGTCATTCCTTGACCCTTGCCACGAAGTGGCGTGCCACCAGCCACAGGCGCTTGAGTGGCAGCCGCAGGCACCCGAGCGCTAGGCATACCAGCGCCGCCTGCTGCTGGAGCAGCACCGCCACCAATAGTGACAGGGAACGCTTGCAACGTGCGCTTGTTGACGCCAACCACTGAGCCGTCATCTGCTTCTCTGAGTTCAAAGCCAGGATTGGCTTTTTCCCAGTTAAATTTGTTTTGGTCAAACGCCAAACGCTGACGAGCATTTTCTGCGGTAGCACGGCGGTCTGCAATCTCTTGGTCATACAGCGCTCGATCAGGGCTACCTTTTGGCAACAAATCGCGCTCTTTTATTAATTTTGCAATGTCTGTTGGCGCGGGCGGTGCAGCAGGCGCAGCAGGCGCGGTAAATATTGACTTTCCACCTTGGAACACGCTAGCGCCGGGCGAAACCGTCATAGGCTTCATGCCTTCAAGCAATTGGGCAACACTTTGCATTGACCCCATACGCAATTCATCAAACTTACCTGTTTGGACTGCATTTTGCAAAGTCGCCAGCCCTTTTTCAGGCGTCGCGCCTGTGCTTTTAAGCCAAGGCCCAAGAATGGGATCGGCGTGTACAGACTGATGCAAGGTTAAGTATGCTTCTGGCGTGTCAGCTCTTTTATATGCTTCTGGAAGCAACGCTAATTTATCAGCCAACAGCTTAGTGCTTGCACTTTCTTGTTCAAAGCGTGACTTTTGAATGCCCGGCAATTGAGCGCCGCCGCCACCAGCCGCTACAAGGCCGGTCAACTTGTTGTAGTCAATTTTGCCTGTTTCGTCAATTGATTGCGCGTATGCGTCAGCTAACACGTTCTGCGATTTCGCCGTTCGTTGCGCCTCTTGCATCTTCAGCGCGTTCAATTCTTGCGTTTGCCGCCCGCCTTGAATCTGTTGAATGGCGGCGTAATCGGCCAGCGCGTTCTGCTGCGGCAGTTCAATGCCGCGATAACTCATCGCAATGTTGGGGTTTACAAGTGCCATGATCAATCCTTATCGAACCAGATACGAAGGCGTGTTGGAAAAGCCTGGTTCGGCTGTGTAGGCCATTCCACCGCCACCGCCACCAATAGCACGCGACAGCAAAGCGTTACGCTCTTGGCCTTGGCTGTAATTTAAATATTGATTCAAGCCCTGTGACAGCGCGTTTGCACCGCCCATGTAGCCAGATGCCCGTGCCTGCGCGGCTTGACCGCCAGCCTCACCTACACCAGTTGCCATTGCTTGACCGGCAGCACCTAACTGGGCTACTGATGTCTGGCCGACACCGGCCAAAGATTGCAGTGGGTTAAGACGGGCTTGGCGCTCAGTCTGGTAGCGATTGAAAGCGTTGGTGTACTCTTGGCTACCCATCTCTTGGCCGTAGCGTTGCGCGGCCTTAAGAGCGCCGCCAGAGATCAGGCCACCACGGGCAGCGGCTTGACGATCAAGTGCTTTCTGGCCTTCAGCCAAACGAAAACCGTAGCCTGGGTCAGCAGTAAACTGCTGCATGCCAAACGGCGTGTACCTAGACGCTGCTTCCAGTTCTGGCAGCGCACGAACACCCGCCTCGCGGAACGGGGCTTGCAGTTCAACCTGACGCTCAAACTGTTCGCGTTGCAATTCAGCCGCACGATCAGCCGCACTGGCTTGTGTGCTTGCTGCTTTTCTGGCGGCGCTGCCACCAATTAAAGAACTAGCTATCGTTGCTCCGGCTACCCAGAATGTCATGGTGACACCTCCAAAACTTCTTGTTTAACTAAATTGCCAGATGAGTACATCGAATTATCTTCGACTTCAACTAATTCTGCTTCAATTTCCTCAATTGATTTTTCTTCAGTTGCATGAAAAGTCATACAACGCGCATCAGTCACGGCATAGACCGCACGTTTTGTGCCCGGTTTGCTTGAAAACAAGTGAGGCCCTGTAACCTCTTGAACGCCGTCATCTGTGGTAATCGCCACCGTTCCCGACACGATTAGATAAAAATGTTCTTTTTTATGGACTGCACCAACTACTAGCACTCCAGCATGGCGAAACACCTCACGGCAATACATTCCTCCGTGAAAATAGTGCTTTGTCTCAGGTTCATACTGAGGCAGCTTTGACACCTCAATTTGCAAGGATTTTACCCTGTCAATCATTGATGTGGGCTTCTCAACCGCAAAACCTTTGCCGTATGTGACTTGCATCAGATTATTCCAAAAGCAGGTTGTTGTTGGCCGCAGCTTGCATGATGACCCAATTTGTGCCGTCTGACACCATTGTCGCCCAATTTCCCACAACAGCCAAGAGGATGGCCGTTCCAGCCGAAGTGCCGTCAATTGGCACGACATTGCTGGACGCTGAGACAAGCGTCTGCGCTTGCATGTTCTTAAAAATTAACTGCCGCCCAATCCATGAGGCGGCTGCTGGCAGGGTGACCGTACAGGTCGAGCCTGACTTGTTGTTGATCAGCCAAGCTTCGCCAACAGCTACGGTAAAGTCAGCCGTTTTGGTGACCGGCGCAGACACCGTATTGACTACCGGCGTTGCCCATGTGGGCGACCCTGCACCAGCGCTGGTCAGTATCTGCCCCGCTGTGCCCGCCAAAGTAAAAGCATACGCCGTGCCGGTGCCATAAGGCACAGCGCCAGCCGTTGGCGTAGCCGTAGCGTTTGTGCCGCCGTTGGCAATACCCAAGGTGCCCGCCAGCACCACAGCGCCCGTGGTGGCCGTTGCAGGGGTCAGGCCAGTAGTGCCGCCTGAAAACGACAAGACGCCCGTGTTGGCAACGGTAATTGTTCCAGTCCCGTTGGTGACTGAGATGCCAGCACCAAAACCTAGCGTGTTAAGGGTATACCCTGTGCCATTGCCAATAAGCAATTGGCCGTTAGTAGGGATAGTACCTAGCCCCGTGCCGCCGTTGGTAACCGGCGTTATGCCAAGCCCCCCGCCCGTAACATTGTAAATGTTGTAAAACCAGCGATACCACTCACGCGAAACCGCCCCTGTGCGCTCGTCAGTAAGCGGCACGCGGGGCGGTGTGATTTGGGTATTAAGGTTAGGCATTCGTTGGACTAAGTATCAGTTCCGCGCCCACAATGGCAATTTTTACCGGATCAGTGCCAGAAAGTTCATAGACCCTATCGCGCAACTTTAAGGTCATGCCCAAGCGCCGCCAAAAGGTTCGGTGCCCATACGCGCCAAGTTTGCCAATTGATGACCAGTGTTCGTTTGAATATGTGTGACCGCCGTCATCTGACCAGCGCAACATGACTTGAGGGTTATAGCCAGGCGCCGCAGGATAAGAATTGGTTACCAAGTTGTAGCCGCTAATGTCTTCATCAGACAGTTCGTACTGCCCAAGCGGTTGAAAACCGTCCCCTGCCTCGGTGGTCAGGGTGTCGCCTGCTTGCGTGGCTAAAAACGTCTGCACGTATTCGGCCACAAGGTCTAGCCCCGACTCGGTGTCAATATTTTCACTGTCATAGGCAGGGTACAAATTCAAGCCAACGCCAGTTTCGCAGTCCAGTTGCAAGCTGTGCTGCGCGGTACGTTTCAGGTTGTTTTGACCAGTAGGCAGCGCCCGCCACGACCGCAGCCACTTTTGGATGTCGCCGTTGTCAGCGTACACATCCAAGTCAAACGTGTAGATGTTGCCGTTTTGAAAATCGCCAACAATGATGTTGCCACCAAAGTTGCATTGGCAATTGCTGCGATGCCGCATAAATTCGCCATTGTTAAGGCCAGCACGTTCGTGCCAGGCTTGCGTGGCTACGTCATATACCCAAGTGGCGTTGCCGCTTGGAAAGGTCAGCACGTAAAAAGCGTGGCCTTCTTGCTGGTATGTGTAGGCAATAGCGTCTGAGATATTGCCGTATTGGGCGATGGCGTACTCTATCGCATGCGTTGAGATGCGAACGCCAGTGTAGCCATTGGCGCGGTAGACAATACCCTGCCCACGGGCGTCTGTGCCCAGCCAGAACAGGCCGTTGTCCATCTTGGCGATGGTGTACGCTGACACGCAGCCGATCTCGTTAAACGCGCCTTGGATGCGCTGCAAAGGAAAATCAGCCGCACCAGAGTTGTACCAGACCTCAACCGAATCGGTGCCAAACACCCACAGTTCGCGGTGATCAGCAATAAGGCCCACCACGCCGTCTGGAGAGCCTTCAGCGCTTGCAAAGTCCAGCGGGTCAACGGAT